TATTATCTTGAGGGGTTCCCTTTGGTATCTCCAGATGAGCCCTTGGATACAATTTTTTCATCGTTTTAAATTTTTTCTGACTTTTATAATAAATATACCCTTGGATATGTTTGGTTCCCTGATCTCCTATTTCCGGAGCAAATACACTAAACTCACAGTCTTGATCTATACAGTAATTCCACTCGGCTTCCGTATAATTATTTATTGTCAGGCACCAACCTCTGCTTCTCAATTCGTCTAACTCACTTGCCATTTTATTATTAATAGTTATCTCTTTATATCCTTTTTTAATAATAGTTTATTATTAAAAAATATTTCAATTTTTTTTTCACTTGGATTAAGTAACGGCTATCCAAATTAACTCAAAAGTATTAACTCAGAAGTCGGGGGTAATACTACGCCCCTCCTCTGAGTTCGCCTTAATACCGCTTACCCCACTTTCGCGTCCCCCCCGGGGGGACTTGAAAACCTGCTCGGTTCGAGCCACATTATTTCCGCTACGCGGGCTTAGGCATCTTCATAAGTAAATGAAACCCAATAATCTATTCTCATAGGTTCTGTAATAGCAGCGAATGTATCGCCTTGACTTGCCACAGCCTGATAAAAGAAAAATAAATTATCTCCCATAGGGCTGTTGGTGCTATCATTAAAAGTTATTGTCTTTGGACAAAACTTTGTAATATCCATTTTTCTCACAACATTTAAGTGAAAATCGTTGTTGCTATAATAATGCGTTGTTGGAGTTGATCCAGTGCCATTGTAATCAGCATAGCCTACTTTATGGCGCCAACGCTTCTTAATAGTCCAAAAATCTGTATTAACGTCACTTATTAAATCTAATAAGTTTCCTTGAGGAGCTAAAGCACTGTTTCCTAATTGAAACAGCTGTCCTACGTCCAAATTAGTAGGCAAAATTCCACTTGCCTGTTTTAGACGACCTAAATATAATTCTACTTCACAAGGTTGAGGAATAACATTAGTGGTGACATTGTATGGGTTTGGACGAAGTGTATAATTCAACATAACCCTTCGAACTTTAATTTTGTTGCCAACGCGAGTATTCTGCGTGACACCTTGACCGATACTCCACAAGCCCGTGTAAGGGCACATTGGATACATACCCAATGCGGGATCGTTATTGATATTTCCAAACGCATTAGACGCACTAACATTTTGGATCTTATTCTCTACTTGGGAATGAATTGCCCTCTTAACATATTTCTTAACAGAAGCAGAAACCTGACGAGCAGGCTTCTTTCTGTAGGTTCGCTTGCGCACGACGCGCTTACCTCTCTTTTTCGGTATAAACATATATAAAAAAAAATATTTTATTTTTTATATATGAACGCATTTAAAACTCTTTTATCACATTTATTCTTCTTATTAATTGTTCTATATCTTCACGGGTTTCAAATAAATCCCTTGGATGAAACGCCGATGTTATTATTATACGTCTCGCAACAAATTGTCGCGATCCGCCTTTACACTCAACTCGCATTGCGTAACGATCTAACAATCGTAACAGCTCGTGAAATTTCATAAAATCTTTTCTCATATCGTCAATCAGCACATTCTCGTGTGCGTCATATCCTTCAAACCATTTTCCAGTTGAAAGACAAGTATAACAGTCTTCACCTAATATTTCATATGCTTCACGTGACTTACCAGTCCCGGTCGCTCCATAAAACCACATCACCTCAGGCTCCCAGTTTCGGGAACGCTCGTGGTATTTCAAAATGGCCTCAGCCATTCTTACGCTTTGAAAGGAAGTAGCCACTGTAACTACTGCCGACATTTTTCCAGTCTCTCTTAACACATCTTTGACTGTGTCAAGATCCGACCGTGCCCCCTGTGACGGGCACTCACCTCTAATAACGGCCTCGTCATTATAGGGTTTCGATTTTCCATTTTTATTGTATGGTCCCTGTATATATATCATATTATCTTGAGGGGTTCCCTTTGGTATCTCCAGATGAGCCCTTGGATACAATTTTTTCATCGTTTTAAATTTTTTCTGACTTTTATAATAAATATACCCTTGGATATGTTTGGTTCCCTGATCTCC